GTCCTGGTAGCATCATTGACTATGACTATGTTGCTGAGCACCTTGCAATCAAACTAGATGAGTTGAACATCCACGTTGGCATTGTTGCATTTGATAGATGGCGCATAGATTCATTCAAAAAGTCGGCAAATACGGTCGGCATCTTTACTGATGCTGTCTGGGTTCCCGTTGGGCAAGGCTATCGTGATATTTCACCAAGAATCGACGCCTTTGAAAAGTTGCTACTTAATCATAAAATAAAGCACGGTGCCCACCCTCTATTATCAATGGCAGCGTCTAATGCTATTTTGGTTCGTGATGCTGCAGGGAATAAGAAGATCGATAAGTCTAAATCTACGCTTAAGATCGATCCTTTAATCGCTGCTATTATGGCAGCATTTGAAGTCACTGAGACATCAGTCTCAACTACACACTTTGATGTTCAAGCAATCATAGGGTAAAAAGATTTTACTTCTAAAATTTAGCTGGTTATAATTTATCTATGGCTATGACTTCTCGCAATCGGCCTGGTAAGAACGTGCGCGAGAAGCGTCGGGAAAAAGATCAAGACAACGACTAGTTGTCAGTCTCTATCTCCTGGGAGCGGGTTCCTTAGGTTTCCGGCCAGGGGCACAATTTAGGTGTCTCTGCTGTGAACGCCACAAATTCTTACCTCTTTCCTCGTGAAGTGCTGTGTTGCTTTTGCCGCCGGCTTTGGCTTGGCGGCTTTTTTGTGCGTGCGTGAACTATGCCCTGGACCAGCCGCTCAGCCCCAAAAACCGTCCGTGGTGCGAAGAAGCGCAGGCAGTGGGCGAAGATCGCCAACTCCGTGCTTAAGCGTACGGGCAGTGACAAGATAGCCAAGATTGCCGCGAACGCGGTGATGAAGAAGCAAAGGCGCAAGAAATGAACAAAGCCTACGCCATCCTCGAAGCCAAAGACTTCAATGACGAGAAGCGCCAGTTCTCCGGGATCGCCTCGACGCCGAACCCGGACCGAATGCAGGACATTGTCGAGCCCAAGGGTGCGAAGTATAAGCTACCGCTGCCCTTGCTGAGCCAGCACGAACACCACCTGCCCATCGGCTTCATCAAGAGCGCGACGATTACTGACAACGGTATCGAGGTTGAGGGCGAGATCGCCAAAGACACTGACCTCGATTACATTGAAACCGCCTGGAAGCAGATCAAGGCGAAGTTGGTGCGTGGTCTGTCCATCGGCTTCCGCGCTATTGAGTACAGCTTCATCAAGGATACCGGTGGCATCCACTTCAAGGAGTGGGAATGGATCGAACTGAGTGCCGTGACCATTCCGGCCAATGCCGACTGCACGCTCGCCACCATCAAGTCTTTCGACCAAGACCCGGTCAAGCGGTCTCAGGTCATCAATGCTCTGTCCGAGCGCAACCAGAAAATTGAACAAGCCCTTGCCCGTATCGAGCGCGCAAAGGCAGCATTGAGTATGCGCAAATGAATATTTCCGACAAGATCCTGAATCTGGCTGCGGACCTTGGTCCGCGACAGAAAGAGCTGAAGGCCCAGCAGGAGAAGCTGGCCGCCCTGACCGATGAGGTCGCCAAGGTCGAAGACGCCGAGAAAGAGGAGCTTCTTCTGGCCGAGATCGACGAGGTCGGCAAGTCCGTGGATATCCTGACCGCCGATGTCGAGAAGCTCGAGAAGCGCCTCGGCGAGTATCGCGAGATCGAGAAACGTCAGGCCAGCAGTGCCCGTCCGGCAGCGCCCTCCGCCCCGGCCTTGATTCGCCCGGAGCGCCGGCAGTCCAAGGGCCTGGATGTTTTCGTCCGCCACGCTGTCGTGACCGCGCTATCCCACGCCAAGCGCGTTCCTGAGCAGCAGGTGATGGATGAGCTGTATGGTGACGACCTGCGTCTGAAGTCTGTGATGCCCTTGATCACCAAGACTGAGGCACCGATCGCTACTACGACCGATGTCGGCTATGCCGCCGAGCTGGTTCAGGAGGACATCCGCGGTCTGCTGGAGGAGATCGAAAGTCAGTCCGTCGCTGCGGCGCTGGCGCTGTGGGCGAGTCGCTCCGGCGGTATGATGATCAACTTCGGCCGTGCGCAGACCGTCACCATTCCGCGTATAAATCCGACCGGCGCCAACCCGACCGAACCGGCCTGGGTACAGGAAGGCGGTGCGATCCCGGTGGGCTCGATCTCTCTTAGCTCGCAGACGATCAGCCGTTACAAGCTGGCCGAGATCCTGGTCACCACTATGGAGCTGCGCGAGCGCGCAGTCACTGACATTGAGTCGGTTTTCCGTCGCGCCATGCAGCGCGCTTACGTGAAGGTGCTGGACAATGCGCTGCTGAGCGACACGGCTGCCGTTGCGGGTATTCGCCCCGCGGGCCTGCTCAACGGTCTCTCGGGCGCCAACACCGGGACGGGCGATGCCACGGGTGGCATTCCATCGGTTGTGGAGGACATCAAGGCTTTGATGGGCGCTCTGCTGGCGGCTAACGAGAACGCCGTGCCGGTGCTGTTGCTGAACAACCAGACCCGCATGGGGCTGACGTTCCTCACTGACGCACTGGGTATGTTCACTTTCCGCGACGACCTTAACTCCGGCAATTTGCTGACGGTGCCGGTCATCAGCTCCGGTAATGTGCCGGCCGACGTGGCAGTGATGGTGGACGCCTCCAGCGTCGCGATGGCGCTGGACGCCCCCATGTTTGACATCAGCCAGGTTGCCACTGTGGTCATGGCCAACGCCGACGCCACCGCGCCGACAATGGCCGATGACGGAGCCACAGGAGCAGTTGGTACCGCCGGGCAGGTCCCGACTGGTGTCAACGTGGTGCCTTCGGCGGCTATTGCGGCTGGCGCAGGCCTCGGCTACGGGGCGCGCAGCATGTTCCAGACGTACTCGGAAGCGGTTCGCATGATCGCTCCAACGTCTTGGGCTCTGCTGCGGTCGAACGTTGTCGCGCAACGCACCTCGCTTGCTTGGTGAGTGTGATAGGGGCGAAGGATCGCCCCTCCACATGAATGAGGAACCCTAATGCCCGAAGCACTTTACAAGCCACACGGCATGTCGCATTTCCGGCGTATTTCGCTGAAGGAAGCGCAGGCCCTGGAAGCTGCCGGTAAAGCCTACCGACCCTCGGCACATCAACCGGGTGTCTATTACGGTACAGCGATGGTGCCAGAGAATTTGGATGCCGTAACGGATGAAGAGCCGCCACCAGCCAAGGAGCAGCCGGTCAAGGAGCAAGTTTACGAGACCCGCGCGATGGAGGCGAAGCCCCGCACCGGTAAGCGTCGGACATTGAAGAATCAATGACCGATCAAGCCCTCCAGATCGTCGATTCCCGCGGCCGTCCGATCGTCGCGCAGAAGTCGTTTGACTGCGACAACGTCGAGGGTAGCTGGCGCGGTCCGTTTACGTTCATCGGCGAGCTGGGCGGTCGTTATGAGCTGACCCCTTGGGAAGACGGCTGGCAACGCAACCTGTCCCCATGGCTCCAGCGCACTTGCGGCGCGGTCTACGCGTGCAAGAATGTGCAGGCACAGGCTATCGCCACCATGCCTGCGTATCATCAGCGGAAACTGGAGAACGGTGGGCTGGAGACGATTACGACGTCTCCGCTATCGCGCATCCTGCGCAATCCGAACGAGTACCAGACATCGTCGGACTTCTTCCTGAATCTGCTGTTCGAACTGCTGAGCTACGGCAATGCCTATGCCCTAGTCTTCCGCGACGGGGCGGAGCGCATCGAGTCGATCCATTTGGTACCCTCGAACAGCACGCAAGCCTACATCACGCCTGAGGGCGCAATCTTCTACGGTGTGGGCACCAACCCGATCCTTGGTGAACTGCAGGCGCTGATCCCGGCACGCGACGTGTTGCACCTACGGCTGCACACCCCGCGGCATCCGCTGATCGGTGTCAGCCCGATCGAGTTCGCCACGATGGCAATTCAGATCAACACCGCGATTGGTAGTAATCAAGCGGCGTTCTTCTCGAACATGAGCCGACCAAGCGGTGTATTGACCACGGATGAGAAGCTGACCAAGGAGCAGATGGATGCGCTGCGAAAAGCCTGGTACGAGAAGAGCCGCGGACTGGCAACGGGCGAAGTGCCGGTACTCAGCTGGGGGTTGAAGTGGAACCCGATGACGATCTCCAGCCAGGATTCCCAACTGATCGAAGTGTACCGGATGTCCATCGAGGACATCGCTCGCGTCTACCGCGTCCCACTGGCCCTGATCGGCGACTACACGAAGGCGACCTACAACAACGTCGAGCAGCTCATTAACCAGTGGCTTTCGACCGGGCTCGGCTTCTTGATGACGCATATCGAGCAGGCGTTTGGACGTCTGTT